ATGGTCTGGCTGGATGAAGAACACAGAAACAGTATCCACCAAGAATGTTTAATGCGGCTGGTAGATTTTAAGCAGGTCCATAACGGTAAAAAATACACTGGCTTCACGTTCTTAACCATGACACCTCTAAAAGGGGTAACTTGGCCACATGCGCTTTACATTGAAAATGAAGATCCAGCTTTTAAACATGTAAACATTAGCGGTTTAGATAATCCTTGGATAAGCTCGGCGCTTCTCTATAAGGCCGTTAGCCATATGTCCGAAGAAGCCAAGGCCAGCCGCCTACATGGTTCTTTCACAAATCAACAAGGCGTGGTTTATTCGTCGTTTGATAAAAACATCCATGTCATAAAAGCCCACGATCCTAAACCAGATTGGTCTATTGATCTGGCTTTTGATTTTGGGGTCCGTAACCCGTTTTGCTGCCTTGCTTTTGGATACGATCACAAAGATGATTCTTTACATGTATTGGCTGAATTTTTCCAGACAGAAAAAACCACCATCCAAAACGGTTTAGAAGTCAAAAAACGATTTAAAAAATATTTAACCCACCCAAATTACCGTTGGGCTGTAGCTGATCCAGAATCATTGGATGCCAGAAGAACCTTGGCCAATAATTGTGGAATCGAAACGGTTAAAGCTCCTAAATATCTTGGTGTAATTGATACCATTAATTTAGTTATGCAGCGTTTAGCCCTAAATGCTGAAGGTAAACCAGCGTTATTTATCCATGATAAATGTGTGAATCTGCTAAAAGAGTTTCGGCTATATCGCTGGCAAGAAAACACCACAGGAAAAGACAAGCCAAAAAAAGTTAATGATCATGGCTTGGACTGTTTGCGTTATCAAGTCGCTTTTTTGGATAAGTGGCTAAAATATCAGTCTTAGAAAATAAAAAAGCCCCAGCGTTAACCAGGGCTTTTTATTTGTTAATGATTTTGCTATTTATGCAGCTGGCTTATTAATCCTTTATGGGTTGGATTAAAGTAATGTTTCCACTGTGCCAGATTATAAATCTTTACACCGTCTGCCAGTTCTACACAAAAGCGTTTTTTTGTCTTTACGCCTTTTGGTGTGGTGGTTGTGACGTTTAAGCGGTGAATAACCTTTATGTGAGCTTCAGCGCCGCCCACAAATCCATTTAAACCGTTTAAGTCTTCCGCTATTTTGTAACAGCCTTTTAAGGTTAGCGTATATTTTGATTTTTGTTTGGTGGTTGTCATGTTTGCTCCTTTTGGTGTTTGCTATTTATTTACGGATTAAAAAGGTTTGGTCTGGGTATTTTTCGCGGAGTTCTTCAAACGCTATAACGGTATCAGGGCAATATCTTTCTTTTCCCAATGAGTATTCTCTTAATGGTGAATTAGGTCCGCCATGCCTATCGGCCCAATAGCAACATGGGCAATCACCACATGGCAATGGAATAGAGATAGCGTTTTTATTTTGGATTTTGATTGTGTTTAATTTTACGATTGGCATTTTTTTTCCTTTTGTTGTTTGCTTTATCTATATAGTATTTAGCCAATATAAAAAGACTATGCCAATTTATTTTTAAGTATTTTTATTTTTTTTAAAATGCGGCAAAAAAAAGATCGTGGTAAATATAGGCATGGACCCAACATGGTTAAATTATGGACCCGATTTTAAACGCTCTGGTAGATTATGGCATAGCTGGCCTTTTTTTAATTTATATGATTTGGACTAAACAAAAAGACCAGAGCCGATCTGATGCCATGCGCGTTGGCTATGAAGAGAAATTAGAACGGCTACAAAAAGAAAGCCAAGATAACCAAGAAAAAATCAGAGATCGTTATCGTGAAGTTGTTGAAAAATACGATCTGCAAATAAAAGAATATAGTGAAGAAAGGCAGGTACAGATTCAAACCTACGCAGAAGAACGCCAAGCGGCCAGACGTAAAGAGCTTGAACAGAAACAAGAAATAGACCAAACACTAAAAGAAATAAAAAAAGAAGTGGGTGAAAATGGCAAGTCGATAACCAGACTACAAACCCAGTTAGAAAGCGTCATGTTAAGGTTTAGCACTAATTAAAACATGGACGTTAAAAAATGAATCTTAACACCTTATCTGTTAAAAACTATGACACGATAGCAATAACAAACGCATGGGACGCCAACAGGTCTAAAGAAATTGGCATAGACGTCAACGGCCATCAGGCTATTTTTACTGGAAACATTCAAGGCGTTTACATTAACTGTGATAGTATTGTGACCGCCAAATCTATCACCATTTGTATCACTAAAGATGCAGCTGGGGATAACATCATTTTACCAGATACACTGGCTTCTCTTTCATATGGTAAAACAACGGTTACAAACGGTGCTGCTGTTTGGAAAGTCGATTTAGACGCCACGATCACTAATAAAATTGTTTACTTGCATTTCAAGACAGATGCAGGCACGTTGAATATCAATAAAATAAAATTAGTTTATAGGAGGCTTGGATAAATGCCCATATCAGATATTTTTAATCAAGCTTCATCACTTTTAAAAGTAGAAGATTTAACCAGCCAGTGTAATGGATCGCGGCAGGTTTTCACCATATCAGAAGCTTTTAATTCGTCATCTCTCCGCGTGTACTGGAACGGCATACGGCAAACCACGACAGAAATAGTAGTAGAATCATCTCTAACTTTTTCCACTACTTTTACACCAGCCACAGGCGCACCGCTTGTGGTTGAATTTTACACGCTATAAACAAGGGGTTTTAAAATGGCGGTTCAGATAGTCACCGATCAGATCGGCGCTCAACAGGTAACAGCAGCAAAAGTTGCTAACAATTCAATCACATCTAACCAGATGGACATGGGGCAAACCTTTAATTTCACTGGTACGCTTCAAACTGGTGGCTCTGTAGTCGCCAGCCAATCTTATGTGGATGGCAAAATAGCTGGGCTTTCATGGAAAGAAAGCGTTAAGGTGGCGACTGATGCCGCTTTACCTTCTGCCACTTATAATAATGGCACATCTGGCGTTGGCGCTACGCTTACCGCTTCTGCGGATGGGGCACTCTCGGTAGATGGCCAAGCGCTTTCAACTAATGACAGAATATTAGTCAAGAATCAGGGTTTAGGTCAACAAAATGGCTTATACGTTGTAACTAATCCAGGTGGGGCCAGCGCCGCTTTCGTCCTTACTCGTTCATCTGATGCAGACACCAGCGCAGAATTGGAAAATGCGGCCGTTTTCGTAAAAATGGGTTCAGAAAATGCTAACATTGCATTTACACAAACCGCTGATGGCATCACGATTGGTACTACTGTTCTGGCTTTTACTGCTTTTTCTGGTACAGAAGCCATTAACGCTGGCGAAGGAATAGCTAAATCTGGGGACGTGCTTTCTTTAGCTCTTAACGAGCTAAACCCAGCGGTGTTAAATGTCTCTACTGATTCCATACCTTTTATTGATGGCAGCGGTAATAACAAAAAAGAAAGCATTGTGGATCTTGCTGGTGCTATGGCTGGTTCTGGCCTATCTGCAAGCAATGGAGCAATTGCACTTACCAATAACGCAGTTACTGTAACGGCTGGCGCTGGTCTTTCTGGCGGTGGTTCTATTGCCTTGGGTGCTTCTGGTTCTGTTGCTGTTGATCTTAATGGCTTGGCCGCTGCCTCTGTCAATGTCGGCGCTGATTCTATTGCTATCATTGATGCCGATGGCTCTAACGCATCAAAAAAAGAAGCTATTGCAGATTTGGTTACCGCTATGGCTGGTTCTGGTATTTCTGCCAGTTCTGGCGTTATGTCACTAACCAATAACGCTGTTACTGTTTCTGCTGGCACTGGTTTAACTGGTGGCGGTTCTGTGGCCTTGGGTGCTTCTGTCACCATGAACAGCGATTTAAACAGCTTTCCAGATTTGGCATCTGTTGACATGAACGCTGATAAAATGCCTATTGTTGACGGTGGTGATAACTCATCCAAAAAAATCACTTTGGTACAATTGGCCAGTGGTTTGGCTGGATCTGGCATTTCTGCCGCTTCTGGTGTTCTTGGCTTGACATCCAACAGCGTTACCGTTTCTGGTGGTAATGGTCTTTCTGGCGGTGGTGCTGTTACTTTGGGTGGTTCTACGTCTTTGGCGTTGGACCTTAACGAGCTTAACGGCTCTGCATCTGTTGACGTTGCCAATGATTTTATCGCTTTCATTGATGCCAATGATTCAAACGTATCTAAAAAGCAGTCAATCAGCCATTTAACAACAGCCTTGGCGGGTACTGGGTTAGCCAATGATTCTGGCCAGCTTAAAATAAACACCAATGGTGTAACCGCTAATGAATTGGCCAATGATGCTGTCGATACTGCTGCAATTGCTGATGATGCTGTAACCATTGCCAAGATTGGTGCGCGTGCATATACAGAAAGCTTTGCTGGTAATGCCGGGACCACTTATGATTTGGCGCGTGCTGTCGATGCCAATTGGGCAGATAGAGTTATGGTCTTTAGGAACGGGCTCAGATGCGTCAAGAAGGCAAGCGGGCCCGCTGACGCCTCAGAGTATACGGTAGGCGTAACGGCTGGCACTGGTGGCGTTTGCCGTATCACTTTTGGCGCCGCACCAAATACAGATAAAATCGTCGTGGATTATATGACTTAAAAATTGGGTTTATCCTTTGAGCAGTCGGGTAGCCTGTGACGGGCCATTAATTTGGCCCGTCACTTTTTCACAGAGTTTTCCACAGAGTTTTCCACAGAGTTTTCCACAGAGTTTTCCACAGAGTTTTCCACAGGTTATTGATAAGTCTATGAAAAACTAAAACATGCAGGTAGTAAAATGGAGCCACTTAAATATCTTGACAACCTCTTCAGATCGTTGGGCAATAGAAACAAATGGGATAGCTGGACGTTTATCTTCCGTCTTCTGGATGGTGGCCACTTAAAAATGAAAGACGTTTATGATGTGGGTGAATCGTTAGGCTATAAAAAAGCATTAATCGACATCAGGCGAAAACAATATTTAGATAAAATGACGCCAGACCAAAAGCGATCCAAAAAAAGCAGAGCCAATAAACGATTAAAAACAGAAATAAAAAAGTTTTGTAGCTAATTTACAATCGGGATCACAGTACAGCGACAATTTATATCCATTTCTGGCGCTCCAAATTCCCCAGGGTTTTGGGCTGAATAGCTATCTATTATAAACTCTGCGTTAACGTCTATGGCTTGATCATCTCGGCCATATTTGGCTTCTAAATCTAAATGCAAGTCTCTGGTTCTGCTGTCTCTGTTTGCCACCCATGCCTTTTTAACTGTCAAACCATATTCTTCTTTGGCTTTAACAAAACTTCTATTTTGTGCCCCAGAAATTATGCGCGTGCTTTCTGTTCTGGCTATCGTTCTGGCTCTGGCATATCCGAAAATGGGATCTGTTTTTAAACCTTGATCACTAATGTTTAAAGCTATCTGGTCAATGGTCAAACCTTCTTTAACGCCATCCACTACTTTTTTCTGTACCTTCTTAGATGTGGTGGTCACGATTTCTTTTACTGCTTGATCTAAGATTTTATCTAAATAAAACTGCTCACCAAAAAATAAATCAGATGGCTCTTGGACATTGCCAAGCTTTAGCAATCGTTTTAACATGCTTTTACCTGTTTTTTGCCATGTGCCTTGATATGCGCCAGGTTTACCTTTAATCAATCGGCCATTTACCATTTTATCTGGCGTCCCTTTTAGAAAGTCTTTTAAAATTACTTCTTCTTCAGCGGCTGCCATTATTTTAAAATAGTCGATTCCTTTTGTAATGCTGCCATTGTAATTTTTTTGTTCTTTAATGCGTGCTATATATCGCTTTTTAGCGCCTTTCATGTATTTATTAAAAGCGGTTTGTAGCTTGGTTTCTGCTGGCTTTTGTGTTTTTTCGATATAGCGTAACCATATGGCTGTTCTTTTTTGATATTGCAGATTATGCGATTTTTGCTCTTCATCTGCCTTATCCATTTGTGAAACAATTTTATTTGAAAAAGTTACACCAGCATCACCAGCCCATAAAGCCCACGCCACGCGGCCAGCACTTGGATAACCGTTTTGATCAGGATAAAAACCCTCTCCTTTTTTGTCGCTTTCATGGCGTGCTAACCATGCGCGCATTTTACGCGCTTTTTCTGGGCTAATGTCAGATCCATTAGCCATTCTGGTGGCCCAATTAACTGTGGCTGGTGTTAAACCGTCCCCGCTTTTACCTTGGGCGTGCCATTTTAAACCCAATTGCAATTCTGCCACCATTCCTTTGGTGGGCTTAAAATTAATGTGGCTGTATTTATCAGGAACAGCCTTTAAAGTAATTTTTTTTTTAACAAAGAAAAATCTAAGGCTTCTGCCTCTGCCAATGGTTCGTCTATGTTTTGTTCTTCTTCAATGTTAGGTGTTTCTAAGCCTTCGTACGCATAAGCTGCGCTGGGGCTAAATCCAAAAAGTATGTGTTTTTCTACTCTGGCCAATTGCGCGTCACGTTTGGCCTGTAAAACTTCGACATTAGAATAATCAAATTTAACGTAGTATTCTGGATCGAAACGCTTAGCTATCTGGGTAAACATGTATTCAAAACGCGCACCTTTGATAATTTGGTTTTGCCAATATGTAGACGCCTGAGCTTGGGCTGTGGCGTAGTTAGCTGTAGGCAGCCCCAAAACGCTTGGGACCACACCGCTAACGGCTGATATGCTTTCGCGTGAGATGGCTCTAATATTAGAAAATTCCATATCTCGCATTGATAGATTTAATGGTGTGACGTCGATTTGACCAGATAAAACAAGAGCCCCACCTTCTTTGCTTAAATCATTATATTGGCTTAAAATACGCTGGCGTCTTTCTGCGCCCCATATGTCAGATTCATCTTTAGGGCTCAACAAAATATCTGGGCGCCCTTTTTTGGCACTAATGCTGGCCAGCTTGGCCGCAGATAAATCCGCTGATATTTCAGAGTTAAGGGGCTGTACAATACCTGTACCATATAAACCTTCTGGGCCTGTGGCATAAGAAGCGCCGCGAATGTGGATAACCCGATCTGTTGAATATAAAACAGTTTGGCCGCCAGAGGTGTGCAAATATCCGCTAACCCCCATGGCTGGCTCTGTTTGTATTTTTACTTCTTCTGGATGAAGTCTTATTATGCTGGTAGGCTGTTCGGTTAAGCCAATAATTAATAGATAACAGTTACCCGACAATAAAAGGTCTATAGCCAATTGCTCTCTAAGTAAGAATGGATCCGAATTTGTGCTGGGATTATCCATCAAATCTAAAAAAGGGCTATCTTCTACCAGTTCAGCATTTGAGCCTTTTCCTTTAAAAAGCCTTAATGGCAATGCGGCTAAATCTTGAGAGCTTCTTAAAACCGCTGCGTGTGTATAGCCATGGCCACCGTATGCAGATAAAGCGGTCATGGCGCTGTAAGGGTTAGCGGCTCCGCTTGGGCTATTCCAGTTAACGCCATGATTTGGCAGCTGGGGTTTTTCTACCTTCTTAAAGTATTTTGTGATTCCACCAAACAAATCATTAAACCAGCCCATTTTTTATTCTCCATTTTGTTTTAAATCTATCACAAGATTAGAAGGCCAATAACCCTTAAATCAAAATGATGGCTAATAAATTAGCGCGCCCATATAGTATTTAGCTTAAACCGTCAAGCATTAAATTAATTTTTTTTAATAAAAAATGCGACAAAAAAAACCGCGTGTGGTAAATACCCAATATGATAAAAAAGTTTCTTCAAGTCCAAAAAAATACAGATCGTGAAAATGATAGTGGCGTTTCGACCTTTATTGCTTCCACTTCTGCTGTTGATCGTTATGGTGACATAGTTTTAAATGGTCCAGAAAATTGGGATTTAACAAACTATCAAAAAAATGGTGTAGTTTTGTTTAACCATGACCAGAATGGCCTACCCGTTGGGCGTGGTGAAGTCAGATTAGAAGATGGGCAATTATTAATCGACGTAACATTTGATAAAGGCCAAGAAAAAGGGGCTGAAATTGCGCGAATGGTAAAAGAAGGCTTTTTATCTGCTGTTTCTGTTGGTTTTCAGCCGTTAGAATTTGTGGAAAGATCAGAGCTTCCAAAAGACCACGCTAAACATGGCCCTATTGGCCGCATGTTTACCAAATCAGAGCTTTTAGAAGTTTCTGTGGTAACCATACCAGCCCAAGGCCAAGCGGTAGCCATTAGCCGCAATTATCAAGATTTTGATAAGGACGATTTAAACATGATGCTTAAAGACTGGAAACAACGCAAAGCGAAAACGCGCTTTATTGCTTCAATGCGTAAACACATTTTAAGAGTAGAAGAAGAAGAAAACACATGGGTGGTCCATTTTGCTAAAGGTAAAATGTCTGAAGACTTAGAAGAAGAGTTAGAAGACATGGCAGAAGAAGCAGAAGAAGCGCAAGAGCCAGAAGAGGAATCATATTTAGATAAATATATGGCTTCTGATGAAGATAGCGAAGAAGAAAAAGACCACGCAGAAGATCACGCAGATGATCACGCAGAAGAAAAAGAAGAAGAGTTAGAAGAAGAAGAAGAAGAAGAAGAAGAAAAAAAAGAAGAAGTAGATAAAAACTTTTCTTTTGCTCTTCTAAAAGCCATGACAAATTTTTATAAAATGGAGAAATAAAGCCATGTCCAAAGTAAATGCAAAAATGCAAGCTGAAGCCAATAAAATAATTAAAGGTATTATCAGCCACCAGCGAAACAGCGAAGAGCGCTTAAGTAATTTTGAATCACAAGTTAAGGATTTGAAGCGCGCTAACAGATTGTTAACTGAGTCGGTACAAACAGCTGCCTATGTACCTAATGGCGACGATTCAGAGCTAAAGCAATTTATTAATGCAGATGGCACAATCCAAACCCAAGAAGAACGCGCAGAAATTAACATTCCAGGCACTGGCACTGTAACCTATAAAAAGGCTGGCCTTTTGGATACTACAGAGCCCGTTAATGATTGGCATCAAGATTTAATTCGATTGGCACAAAAACGCGCCTTTGTTCGGATGATTATGCCAAGCCTTAACCCAGAAACACCTAAATGTGATTTGGCTTTACACAAACATCTCCAAAAAGCACCTGCATCATTTCGCCCAGCCATTCAAAAAAGCTTTTTTGACGGTGCGGGCTCTGGTGCGGAATGGATCGATCCAGAGTTTAAACCAGAATTGTGGGAAGGTTACACCACACCGCGTAACCTGAGAAGCTTGATCCAAAAACAAAACGTAGAATCTAACGTGGTACAGATTCCCCGGCTCAATTCGGGCGGTACTCCATTTTTAAAGGGCGTTGTCAGTTCAGACGATCCGGCGCTGTATACCAAGAGCTCTGTGGCCACATCTCAAAAGTCCGTAAACATCAAAGGGCTGGCCTTGTCTTTTACTGTGGATGACGCAGCTATGGAAGACTCAGCCATAAACGTGGCCGCGTCTCTGGCAAAGCGTGCCAGTGACTCATTGGAGAGTGCGTGGGAAGATGCAGCCCTGAACGGTTCTACAACGGCAGTCCATCCAGATACAGGTTTAGCTAACTGGAACCCACGCGGGCGCTGGGATGCTGGCGCCATTTTGGGTACTGCTGCCGATCATCGGCGCTGTTTTACGGGCTTCAGACATGCCGCGATTGCTAAAGGCACTTCTGGCCAGATTGCTTCTGGTGCTGGAACAACCTTGGTAATTGGTGACATTCTTACCCTTTTGGGTAATATGGGCGAATATGGAGCACAAGACCGCTATATCGTGACATCACCAGAAGTGGTAATTCAACATATTTTTGGATTGACTGAATTAATTACCCTCGACAAGGCGGGCAGCCTGGCCACCTTGATTAGTGGATCAGTCGGGAGCCTGTTTAATGTTCCTGTGGTTCTGTCTCGCTTTATGACGGCTGACATGAACGCCACTGGGCTTTATGATGGTTTGGTTACTAATCGATCTGGTATTGTTTGCTTTAATGCTAACTCTTGGTATCAATACGAGCGCCGAGGAATCACCACAGAGACATCTAAAGACATCAGATCGGGCGCTGTGTCCATCGTTTGTACACAAAGAAACGTCATGGACAGCCCAGATTTAGATGACGCTAAAAACTGTTCATACATTAACAACATCGTTTGCACCTGATAAAACAGGCAGGAGATAAAGACAATGCCAAGCATGGAAATAGCATCATTTAAATTTGAAACAAGCGCACCAGCCGACACACTAGAAGCATATTACGCTTTTAGTGATCGGTATCAATTGGTATCTGCCAAAGTCATTGATGAAGCAGGAATAGCGCAAAGCCCAACAGCCTACAGAAACTTTTTTATTCAGTTAGCTGATGGATCTGCCACTGTTATGAAATATTCGACACAGACAGCACAGCAAGGCGCGTTGGCGGCTGGTGTTGCTGGTTCGTTTATTTTTGACGATCAAAGCAAATCAATCTTTGAGGCTGGTGCAGGTATTAAAATCCGCTCTACTGCTTCTGGTGCTGGTAAGGATTGCAAATGTTCCATTATCATGAAGTTTGAAAAAGCGCGTAAATACTAAAAAGTAAAATGTTAAATGGCTATCGTTACCAATACAATATTAAAAACCTACATGCCAGAATTGGCGCAGGGCTCAGCGGCTGATAGCGATTTAACAGCATTAATTGAACGGGTAGAGGCCGCTGTAGCAAGCTGGCTAAACTACCCGTTTTTTAATAATGGTGCGCGGTATGGTTCTTTTTTAGATGTCTACACCTACACGCTTTTTTTCAATGGTCCAGATCCCAAATATCCTTATATGTTGGATCTGAATTTAAAGCCTGTTCATAGTATCACCAGCATCCATAGCGATCCATATCAAGAGTATGAAGCAGATACTTTAATTGCTGGGTCCACATATACCTTAGACGGTAACGTGGGCCAAGTTCGATTAATACCTAAAAAAGCGGTAGATGTTTTTAACCGGGGTGATCGTGCCATTAAAGTGGTTTGCTCTGCTGGGTATACGACAGCCACAGCGCCGCCAAATCTTATCCATGCCATTTGTGTTTGGGCTTCACAGTTGCAAAGAAATAAACAAAATCAAGGAAAAGAAAACGTAAGCCAACGCGGTGGAAGCGTTACCCTTTCCCCCAAAACAATGCCTTTAGAAGTTAAAGAGCTTTTAAACCCATTTCGGTTAAATGGGGCTGTGTTATGACGCCCCAAGAGTTTGCAGAAAGATTAAGACAAGGTGGCCCAAATTTAAAAAAAGACATCGGCAATGTTCTTTTAAGTTTAGGGTTTAAAATCCAAGCTGGCGCAGCGCGTAATTTTACAGAAGATGATTTGCCAGAATACACCAGAGTAAAAGACACATCTAACACGCGCACAGGTGGAAAACCCGGCACGCAATACTCTAGTTATTTGGTTTATGAAGATGGTGAAAAACCAAAAGCGTTTAAATCTGGCATGTCTGGCTTTAATGTAGGGCCACGATCCATAACAGGTAATTTGAGGCGTTCACTTTTTACTAAATTGGGTGAAAAAGATGGTAACCCAGCTGTTTTTATCACTGCTGGCGTTAAAGATCCTTTGCCCTATGCAGCGGCCATAGAATTTGGATCACCAGATAGAAACATTTTGCCGCGTTTCTACATTGGCCGCGCATTTAAAGAAGTTAATGAATCTGAAGCTAAAAGAGATTTATTAAAACACCTACACACCGCTTTGGGTGGTGAATAATGCCAGATAGCAGAATTGTAAAAGTTCATAAAAAAATTGTAGAGTTAATTGGCGTCGATTTTGCCGCTGGCTATTCTGGTTTTGATATGACGGGCAGAGTTATAAGGGGCAGCACCATAGACCCCCCATATCAACCCTTTAGCTCTGTGCAGTTCGAACAGGCGATTAGCAATTATGGCCCAACCTTGGACCGCTACTTTTTTAACGGTGTGTATAATATATATGCGTTTGTGGGTGGTTCTACATTAGATGAGCGTTTTGATAATGCCACCAATTTGGCTTCTGATATGATCGAAGCATTAACGACAAATAGGCAGCTGGGTTTGCCCGGTGAAGTGGATGACGTTTTATGCAGTTTTACAGCCATTGACGGCGCTAAATATGGGTTAGATAATATGGGCATCAGTTATATTAATGTAACAGTGAAATGCGTTACCTCTACTGGAGCTTGAAAAAATGTCTGGCGCGTCTTGGTTTAATGAAAACTTCAGATATCGTTACCCTGTTAGCGTTAATGCTACTTCTGGCGCTGCTGGTGCGGGTAATTATGAGTTATCAATAGTAATCCCAGATAAGTGGTCTGCTTTTTGGTCTGTGATCCAATCATCTGGCCATGATGTTTATGTGGTTGACTGCCAAGGTAACTTAGCAGAATACAAGCGCGACACATTTAATTATGCAAATAAGTCTTTAACTTTACGGGTTAGAAACGTAGCGGCCACAGATTTAGATAATGTCCATTTGGTTTACATATACTGGGGGTATTCTGCCGCCCCAGATGCGGCCACAACATTTACACCTTCTGGCACACCATACAGCGGCCAAATATTTTTAGGCACACCCACAAATATGGTGGCATCAGATACCAGATCAACAAAAGGCAGTGAATCCGCCGCGTCTGCATTTACCAAGCCAGATAGCCAAGGGTCTTATATTTGGTTTTCTTATTCTGCGCTGATGTCTAAAAGAATATCAAGTTACAATAAATTTTTATTTTTTGAAGGTGTCCAGTATTGTTTACCGCGTGTCGAAAACAGTAGCGGAGCCGCCCAGGCTTCTATGATTGACGTAAATAAAACACGTTTTTTACCAGGCTGGGTGGGCGTATTTGTGCAAGGTGGCACAGATGATCAAGATTTTGCCGCTATAGTAGACATAACCACAACAGAAAACCAAGTTTTTAGCCTTCGCGCTATCGTATCAATTAGAAATCAATTACCTGCCGTAAGGTAAAAGGAGAATAAAAAATGGCTGTCATATTTGGTCGGAATACATTTGTCGTTACAGCGCCAGAAGTAACATGGGGAGTAACGCCAGCATTTAACACCAATGCAAACCGCGTTATTTCCACAACATTAGCGCGAACAATAGAAAGAGATGGCGCAAGTCATTTAAGTGTGTCAGATGGCGCAGTACGCCGTTCCTATTTTGATGTTAGCGAATCCACAGGGGGCAGTTTGGTTACACCACTATACTGGGATTCATGCGGCCTATTTTTAAAAGCTGCTTTGGGTGATGTATCTACCACACCGTCTGGATCGGATTTTGTACATGAATACAAGACAAACACCACTGATTTGCCATCTTTCAGTTTAAAGCTCCAACGTGGTAGTGATGCCAACGGAATGGAAGAGTTTAGTGGCCTAAAAGTTACAAGCGCCACAATTGATGTGGCCAATGGTTCAGAAGCCACCATATCGATGGAATTGATTGGCAAAACAGGTTTAACACGGGGCAGTAAAATAACCCCAACTTACAACGCCACAGCCCAACAGGTTTATCACTATCAAGGTGGCCAATTAACCTTTGACGGTAACAGCTATCACATTAGCTCTATGTCTATTTCTATTGATAATAAATTAAGCCGTCGAATGGTCCTTGGGAGTCTCCTCACCCTTGAGCCTGACGTCACAGATTTTAGAGATATCCAAATGTCTATTTCTCTTACGGCAGAAAATAACAACCTTTATAATGCTATGTTAAACAAGACTGAAGGCCCAGTAGAAGTAGTCTTTACAAAAAGTGGAACCACAGACACAATGGGATTCCGTTTTCAAAACGCTGTTATAACAGATTACAGCGACGATATAGGCACAGTAGGTATTATTGAGCAATCGGTAACCTTTGCAGCATTGGCAACAAATACCACAGAAGCTTTTAGAATCAGATTGTTAAACCAAAATGCCAGCGCGATTACGCCTTAAAATGGATTGGTTAATCTATATTCTTATTGGTGCTGGTTCTGCTGGGGCTGGTAGTGGAATTACAGCGTGGCTAATGGGCAAAAAAGAGCCCATTGTCGTTAAAGAAGAAGTGGCAAAAGAACAGATCCAAGTACAAAAAAATCTAACTCAGCCAGATTTGCTTAAAGAACCATGCTCAAAAGACTACATAAAAGAAAATGGGGAATCACTTTGCCGCGAATTGTTTTGCCGCATGACCACAAGGGGAATAGACTCTAAAACCAGTGGCGCAGAATGTGAAAGCATTAGCAACACCATAAACAAACTGGTGATTCTTAAAGCATGTGATAAAAAGGAAACGGCAGAAGAAAAACGCAGCTGTATAGAATTTTTTGATAGGCGTATGTAATGCAAGACATAAGACAAGCTTTAAACCTTTTAAACCAATTAATTAGTGCTTTCACAGAAGCAGAAAGCCACGTGATTAAACAGGCTTTACATGGCCGCCAGCCCCATGAAAAAGAAGACGCAAAAGCATGGTTAAACAAATATGCCAATTTGAAGCTTTCTATTTTAACAGGTCAAATGGGCGTTAAAGACTTCACAGTGGAAGACATTAAAAACACTGTGGATCAATACCCAATTAAAAGCATTTTAGATAATCCATCAAATGGGTGATAAAACAATAGACGTTAATCGGCTGATAATGGCCTATAATGACGCTATTGGCCATGTATACCGCCAAGCCCATAGCGGTAAACATGAACAAGACAGAATAGACGCTAAAGAGTGGTTAGATAAATATGGTGACAAGCGTATAAATCACCATGGCAAATAATCGTTAAAAAGCTTTTGGCTTTCTGCGTTGTCAATACAGTAAACTTCGATCTTTATACCATTCCAGCCTTCAGTTTTAGTTAAATGGTCATAACTGCAAAAAACCTTTTTTGATTCAATGGCAAAAACTTGATTGTCATCATTTAAAACCACTTCGGCCAAGGCATCCACATAGAGTTTGTCTAAATTATCCAGATCGGGTTTAACTGTGTGGGCGATAAAGCCTGGATCTGATTTGGCTTTTTTTAAACGCTGTGGCCTTGGGAAAACATAAAGCATTTTTAAACTAACGCCTATACCTTTTGGAATAAAAAGGTTTCGGCTGTCGCTCCAATGCTGCAATTTGATGGTGTTTACTGCTGTGTTTTTTCCATTTTTATATTTTGCAGATCCATAAAAAGCTCTGGCCTTTCCATTTTTAACGGCCACGCTGTGCCTAACTTGGGCCACTGGCGGCCCTGCTATTAAATATTGCCCAGCTTTTTTAGTCACCCGTCCAATTGCTACCTGCTCTGGGGCCATATCCACAGGGTTTATTTTTTGCTCTTTGTTTTCTTTGTTTTGCATTTTGAAAAAATCCATAAATTATTTCTACAATGTCACCAGTAATAACATCAGGCATAAAAGGAAAAATCGAAAGGTTCGCTGGACAAAATGAAAGGGCATAACTTAACTCAATGGCTAACCATGGCGCTAAATCATAACGGTCTTTTAAATATGTTCTGATTAGCTGCTGAGGGTGATTTAAAAATAAACCCATTTCTAAATCATGTTTAATATCTAACAAATGCCAGTTAACTATTTTGCTGTAGGCAATCCATTTTTCGGCATCATATTTAAATTTGTTTCCATTTAAATAATAGTGATCGTCTTTTGATAATCGGGTAACCTGCTTGCAAAATGCTTTAAAATCTTCTGGCTTAATGTCGGCGCTAAATAAAACATGGTCTGGCGTTACATTTTTGATGTATTGCCAATGGACAGACGCCAGAGCTTTATTAATTAAACCGCGTTTATATTTTTCTGTGCCTTCTTCGCTGTATTTGCCATTTATTTGATAGATTGGTCTTATCTTCTTTTGGTAATAGCTGGTTAGGGCTAACGCTAAAGCTGGGTTATCTTCTGTTTTATGGGGGTTTCTCACGCTGGTTACAATGTCATAGATTCGACATTTAACACCAGGGTATCTTTCACCCATGCGCCAGATGCCATCATATTTATCTATAATCACAAAATGGGGGCCATGTGGTTCTCCATTGTCAGACCATTTAACGCTTTTAACGCTTTTAATTGCTTTTAAGTCTTTGACTACCATATCTATAAAGGGCGTCATGTTTTCTCCTTATGTCGTTTGCTGTGATTCTAATATACCGCTTTTTATTATTTGTTCAAAAACAAATTGGGCGCATTGTGGGACAATAGCGTTACCCAATGCTTTTAACTTAGCCACCCGATTGGGAACCCCATCATCTCCTCCACAAAATGCGGGTTGAGTCGGCCAGTTTCGCCAGTTTGGGATAACTTGCCTGTTCGGGCCATTGCTTCCAGATTGCGACTGGCTTGGGTGTTTCCCTTTAGGCGGTATTTGTGCATGTTTGCGGATGGTGTTGGCAACATCCTTAACGCTGTGGCCAGTTTGGGCGTGCTGACTTTTCCGGCTGCTTTCCTCTTTAAAAAGCCTTCTATTGATTCGTCGGTCATTGCTGAAGCTCTGGGGGTTGGTAGCAATGCAAAACCAGCGCTTTCTAATGTGTGGCGCTCCGAATTGTGCAGCCGATATAATCGACCATTCGCAGTTATACCCGATTTTGGTAAGGCTTCCAATAACTGTGGGGCCGCCCACATTAACGATATTTGGGACATTTTCCAAGACAACGATTCTGGGTCTAATGTCGCCAATAATGCGGAGCATTTCAAACCATAAACTTGACTTTTCACCATTTTTAACACCTTTTTGTAAACCTGCCACGCTAATATCTTGACAAGGAAAACCACCTATTAAAATATCTACTGAATCAACGTTTTTAACTTCTCTGATATCGCTGTATAAAACCGATTCTGGCCAATGCTTCTTTAAGATCGTTTGGCAAAATGGGTTTTGTTCGATCTGCCAGCTAACCTTATGATCTATGCCAGCATTATCAAAAGCCCATTGGAGGCCAAGCTCAAAACCACCAATCCCAGAAAAACAGGAGCCTATTTTATAAATCATAATAGTTTTAATTGGTTGTTATGGTCTTTTAAAAAACCAGTCATATCACGCGCCACTTTATAAAATCGTGAAGGCCCAGATCCATCTATGCTTTTGACTTTATGATCAATGCAGTATTTTAAACGCTTTATTGAATTAACCCTGCCAACATGGAAATATAGATCGTTCTTAATAGCATAATTAGAAAAAATTGGAATGTTTGCCATTTTCCAATCTGTTGAACCGCCCATAAAAAAACCATAGATGTATTTTTTAAACGGTTCTATATCTTTTGGTTCCATGTCATCCTGTAAAACCAAAAGAAGTCTGCCATTTAATTTTCTTATCCAATGCTCGGCAAAAATTAGCGTTTCGGTTTTATTGCCGACTGAATCAGGTATCACAATAAATTCAGCATTATGGCCAAACGTGCGCAAAAGCTTTAAGAATCTTTCTGTCTGAAAAGGTCGACCGTTGACAAAATCAGAATAAGCGCCGTTATCTATTGCATATTTGCGGCCAAAATCACGATATTTATTAATCGAATATGGCGTAGATGTTGAAAGCAAAAAACGCCATGGATAACCGCTTAAAGCTTTTAAATTTCTTTTGTTGGTGCAAACAGCACAATAGGCAATCATTTGATATTCGCGAAAACAATTGATTTTGATTTTTCAAGACATGAATTGCATTTTCCACATTCAAAAGGCCCAACGGGTTCATAACATGACCATGTAATATTTAAGGGCAAGCTTTTGTTTTCAGATATCAATTCACTTTTGGTTTTATTGATTAATGGCGTGCAAATTTTAACGCCTAATTCTATTTCCATTTGATCAAAAAACTCACGTCTGCAATCTGGATAATCATTGTGGTCGTTTCGTATGGCTCCGAAATAAAGTGTTTTTGCCGTCTTTGATGCAGCTGTTAAAAATGATTTGTTTCGACCTGATACAAATCTTGATCCTGGTCTGCCTGTGCCAATTTTCATTGCACTGTTATCAATGTCAATTTTAATTTCTTGCATTTGTATTTTTTCAACATCACAAATTAATTGTGTGTAGAATCTTTCTTGCTCTAATGCAGGTTGACCCCAATTAATAAAAGTAGCAAAAAGCCCCTTTTTGTTTTTAATTGATTTTAAAAGAATGTAGCTATCAATCCCGCCGCTTAAAAGTATCGTTTTCATCTGTTATCCTTTTGTGTCTGCCTAAATACTATTTAGTATCTATTTAGGCGATATGCAAAAAAAAAGTTTTCCATAGACTTTTCAATAGCCTGTGGAAAACCCTGTGGAAAACCCTGTGGAAAACTATTTCTTTGGTGTTTTCTTTTTGCCTTTTGCAGCTGGGCCTTTTTTCTCTGGGGCTAAAAGCGTATAGGTTACAGCCTTATCCCAATCTGGATGGGTTTTAAATTGCATATCAACTAAATGCAAAACGCGGTCTAAATCTTCTGCCCTTCTAAGCGTTTGGCATCCGGCGCTATAGCGCCCTATCGTGTCAACTTCATAATCTGCGTGTGATCGATGTAAATTCACACCATAGAGTCCAGTGGATGTAGAGCCAGCATCCATATCTATGATTTTGTCTCTGTTATTGTCTCTAAAGCATTTAACCGGGCGGCGCTGGCATAAAGCTTTATACTTTCCACGATGATAATCGACGCGGTAAACGCTACGATATTGGCCGGGGCATAAAATGGCAGTTCCCAAAACATTTATGGGGTTTTTTAAAAAGTAAAGGCCGGGATCTGTTGTGATCTGGAAGCTTTCAACCTGCCACAATCCATTTTTTTTATAGACTACAAATAAAATATCATCGTATTTATCTGGCTGGCCGTTTGGGTTTCTGACACCAATTAAATTTATGTCATAGTCTCCAGTGTCAAAAATCAAATGGCCAGCGGCCAAAACATCTTTAAGGATTTGTGGTAGCTCTTGCATTTTTTTTATCTCCTTCAATAATATGTAAAAATGTCACGATATAAAGCCAATTGGATAGAACAGTAACCGCGTGAAACTTGCCAAGAAACAGAAGTAACCATAGCGCGTTGACGTTCAAAATTACCGTCACCCTTTATGGGGCTTTGCAAAAATCTGGTTGTGATTTCAACCAAATCACCAGCACAGAGTTTAGCATATTTGGGGGTTAGTCTTAAATCTATCGTTTCAATAACATTTCTGGCCCATGGTAAAAGCCTTTTACTGTCATTGGTCGCCATTTGTGAAGCATTTAATGTAACGTCATATAGACGGCTGCCATCTGCATTATAAACGCTTTCAAATGGTAAGCTTGGCATGTCGTTAGTTATTTTTATGCTTCCATTATTGCCGTTTGTTGTGCTGTCGATTGGGTAAAGAATAAAAACCCCAGCATAGATTAAAGGATTTTGGGCACTAAATAAACTGTGGCGGGTGATTTCTATAATGTCCGTTTCTGGTATTGTAACGCAATGGATCGAAGCGTTATAAATATCTTGGCAACCACGCCAGCTAACAGAATCTTGACGCCAAACAGGCCACATGCCAAGTGATTTAACCAAATCAGAATAGCCGCGTAAACCTGCCGATAAGCTGCTTTCCAATGGAATAGAAAACTTATAGTTTGTGCCAGTTCCACCAGGTGGCGTGTGAAAATATGCGCTGTGTATGTTCATGTCGTTAACGTCTACCAGATCATAAGGGAAATTGCCTTCCGATGCCCATGACTGTGGGAAGCGATTTGTGTTTAATGATCCACTATTATCTCTGGAAAGAATCATGTAGGTTAATAAATCCCATGGGTGGCCATGTATAAAAGCCAGACTGGTTACTGTCCCACTATGAAAGCTTTGTAGTGGTGCGTCACCGGGATAAATTACACTGCCGCCTTTAGATGCAGCTGTTAAAGTCAGATCACCAGAGCCAGTAGTGGCAGAAATAGCCGACCATTCAAAATGGGCCGTACCAAGCGAAGCGCCGCCAGCATCTTTCATTTCAATTTTACATAAACCATTTTCAGCATATTGCTTTTTGAAAAACTGGCATTTGTTAATGGTTATTGTATTGCCGCCAAGCGTATAAGCTGAAGCGGTGGCCTCCATGCCAATGGTTCTAAAAAACTGCCCATATTTAACAGCATTGCCTCCACCTGTTGGATCGAATCCATCACTATTACAAGAGCCGCTTGCTGTACCTTGCAAGCTTGATAACAAATCTTGAAAAACAAAAGACCATTTGCCGTTTTTACCATTTATTTCTTTAAGCTGGCCAAACGCTATTCTTTCTTCTTCATCGCCAAGAATCATGTAGAGCCCAGCAAAAACACCACGCATTAAATCTGGATAATATTGGCTGATGTCTCCCACTATAGGCACTTCAAAACCACCCATAGAAACGCCCCATGTCACAGGCGTGATTTTTGTGCCACTTATTCTGGGGCCTTCGGCGCTTATGTAGGCGGGTTTATGCTGGTTGGTTGTTTGGGATGGATCTAAACCACCAGAGATAGTAAAAAAACCACCAGGGCCACGCGGTGGTTTATGAAACTTCAATTTGTATCGTGGCGTCATTTCGCTTCGATCTAAGTTTATTTTAAATCCAGAAGACCAAGCCATTTTAACCCCTATTGTAACCCGGCCCATATGGGCTAATGTATTCATATGGCTGGAATTGTTCTTCTAACGTAAACCGCTGTCGTGGGTCTTCCATTGTTACTTCTGGCGGTGTGGGTTCAGCTGCAACACCGTTAAATTCTGTTCTAAATTCGCTGCCTTGATCTGGATGGTATCTAAACATTAAAGAAGCATCCACAACCAATTCAACATTTAAGCTCCAGAGAATCCCATTTTCATTAGTGATAATGCTTTGGCCGATTTGATCAGATGGGCGCTTTAAGCCACCCCAACATCTGTACCACCTTAAAAAACTAAGCCTATCGCCATAAGTAAATGAAACATCGTTGGTGGTCATGCTGCCGCCAGTGATCGCAGAAAGCCCAGAGCTATTGGACACCTTTTTAATTTCCTGATACATGCCAGGGCCCATAGTCTCTAAAACAACATAATCATTGGCATCTGGTGTGGCTGTGCCTACAAAATCATAAAACGGGTTTGGATAAAGCTCTATATTCGTATCACCACCCACCAAACTGTTTTTTACTGGTGCATAAAAAGTTTTATCAGAATCCGCAGAAAAGAAAACACTAAATCCACGATCTAAATGGTTTTGCATGGCAATTAATTGATGTGCAATTGTTTCACCACCGCTTAATCTGTCGCGCTGTATGGTCACCCGTTCGCGTGTCATGCCGTTTACTCTTCGCATTTTACCCGATAGTGTTACGCCTGTATCTGCGTTCCATTCTATATCTGAAAACAATTGGCCTAATGGATCACCCAGATCAATGGTTACCAGTTTATTGCCATCTGGCTGGGGGTAATAATAAAAAATAGCGTTTCCCATTGGTTAACCTGCAAAAAGAGTTGATCTGCTCTGCCCAAATAATTGGTATCTTTGTTCTATTCTATTAACCAATTCATCAATGGCCGATCTTTCTGTGACGATTGAATTAATATTAATATTGGTGGCATTGCTGCCGCTGCCGATGCTATCCAATGTTCTGGTTACAGCCTGTGGAGCCATGCCGCTCTGGGGTACTACAAATTCATTGGGATGCAACAGCGCTAAACCTGTGCCTCTTGTCATACGCATACCACTGCGGCCGCTTAATGGTCTGGCACTGCCGCCACTTCTCATGCCTTCATCTGATCCACCAAATAAGAAATTTGCCCAAAAATCGAATATCTGGGTGATCTGTCGACCTATGTATTCAAAAAAGCCTTCACCGTCTTTAAGGCTTAAGGCGTCAAAAGCCCCAGTTAATATTTCCCCAATTGCTTTTACAAGTTCAACCAATAAAATTGGGATTGCTGAAATGATAGCAATAGACAAACCAGTGATAAGTTTAGGCAAAAGCTTTATTAATATTTTTGGCAATACCTGAAGCCCTTTTATAAAAGCTTGGGTGAATTGCATCATTTCAGCCTCTAATTCTGCTGGGTCTTTTTCACCCAACGCGGATAAACCTTGGACTAAAGAGCCAAATGTTTGGCCTAATGCAGCCCCAGCCGGACCACCTAAAGCCGCACCAATGCCAGTAGCCACACCGCTAACCATACCAGCCGGATCGCCTAACGCTCTAAGACTATCATTTAAGATATCTAATGCGCCTTGGATTTTGTCTACCACCACAGTGGCTTTTATTTCTGTTCTGGCTTCTGATTCAAATGCTTTTAAACCTTCTTCAAGTTTTTTTAATTGGGTTTCGACATCTGGAATTACGCCTTCTTCTCTAATGCTTTTTATCTGGCTTCTAATGTCGTCCAAACTGTTATCTAATTGGGCGTAAGGATTAACTTTTGTGCTGGCTGCATATTCAGCGTTTAAACTTTTTAGCGCATTGTCCAAGCCTTCAATGCTTTTTATTTGTTCTGCTGTCCTTTCTTCGTTGGTTAATATTTCTTCGCGTGTGTTTGTTTGTCTTTGAGCGCTAACACCTGCATCATATCGCTTTATGTTATCTGCCTGTGTTTGTAATGCGTTTGTTACTCCATCGGTGGCCCTTTGTAATTGTTTATTTGCAGCCGTTATTTCTTCTGTAGTCGCTTTATTTTTCTTTAATATATCTAATTGTTTTTCTGCTTCTTCTTTGTTCTTTTTTTGCTGTGCCACCAAGTCTTTATCTTTTTGGAGTGCAGCGTCCCTTTGTTCGTTTTGTCGTAGTTTGCTTTTTTCATCTAAAGCGCTTTGCATCCGTTCAATATTTGCTAAAGCTGCTTCCCTTTCTTTACCCTTTAGGCGCTTGGCCATAAGTTCATTAATTTTTATCTCTTGCTGTAATAATTTTTCTTCTGCTGTTCTGGCTTTGTCATTTATCGCCAACGCATTTAAAGCAATAGATTTGTTAACCTGTTCAATTGATGTTCTAATGGAAAGCAATTTATTAATTGCCGCTAATCTATTTCTTTCTCTTTCCTGAGCGTTTGCAGTTATTTCATTACTTCGATTTTGTGCTTTTGTTCGCCTTGTGTTGTTTGCTGCTTCATTTTTTCGCGCTGCTTCGTCTAAGCGTTTACGTCTTTTTAATAAGGCATCTCTGCTTTTTAAAAGCCTGTTATATTCTTCAGCCTGTTGATTTTGTTTAAAATTACCAGCTTCTAAATCTTTGGACTGTGTTAAAAGCTTTTGTGTCGTATGGGAAGATTTTAAAATGGCTGCATCTAAATCTTTTACGTTTTGTTTGGCTTGCAAAAATGCCTTAGCTGTCGCATCACTTAATTGACCAGGTTGGCTTTCAAACCTTGCTGGTGCAAATCCTGTGTCACCACTGACTTTAACAGTTTTTCTTTTAAGCTCTTGTTTTGCTTGTTTTTCAAGCGTTTTTAGTCTTTCTTCTTGAACTGCTTTTTCAGCTTTTAAATTTTCTGTATTTGCTTTGCTGGCTTCCGCTTCTGTTTGTTTTGCTGCCGCTAACTGATCTGTGAAACGTCTAAGTTGTTTTTTTCTGTTGATCTGGCGCTCTAACTCTTTACGGCTGTTTTCGTCATTTATCGTTAGAAGTTTTATTTCATTTTTTAAATCTTCTGTGCTTTGCGCTACAGATCCATTGGCGCGTCTTAACATGTTGCGCGCTCTGGCCAAGTTTTCAGTGGATACCACTAAATTATCCATGGCCGTTTTTAGTCTTTCTTCTGCTCTGGCCGCTTCTTCTGCCGCTGCTTTTTGTTCTTCTGTGTCACCATTTAAAAGCGAATAAGCAACGCCAACAGCCGCGATCACAGCCGTTAAAATAATCATTTTTTTGTTTAGAACAGACATAACAGCCGATAAACCTTTAACGGCCATGATCGCTTTAGATATGCCAGCCACCATTTTACCCAATGCAGGGCTAAACATTGAAACAACGGCGCTAATCTGTCGCAAACCCCCACCACCTTTGGCGGCTGAGCTTGCCAAACTGTCTACGCTGCTGCTTCCAGATTCTGCGGCATCACTTAGCCTTTCCATGCTGGATTCTGCTTCTTCTGCTAAATCTGAAAAGTTACCAGATGCATTATCTACACTATCAGCTAATAAATCTAACTGCTCTGTGGCTTCATCTGCAATAACAGTTATGCCGTATGCGACTTCATTATCTGCCATTTCTGCCTCACTATTTATTTTTAATCATATCACGCTATGAAAGGATAGGTTAAAAACATAAAAAAGGCAGCGGCTGGTAGGCGTTGCCGCTGCCTTTAAAAGCACGTCCAGGCGCCTACCTTTTCAATCACCCATGATATCACCAGTTAAGCCACAGTATTTGGAATCATTTTTATGGGTGGATTCTGTGGCGTTTATTGTTGTTTGACTGATTAGACTTTGAATGGTTTTGGCTGTTTCATGTGCAAAAGCCATGTGTGGGTCTTTTGGTGTGCCAATGTCGTTAATATCGTATTTGGGCTCAACCCCATATGCCTGTTCTTCCAGAAGCTGTAGCGCTTGATCTTGTTTTATTTCTTCTGCTGTTGGTTTGCCTTGCCAGTTTAAATATTTTTCGTGGGTGTCTTTGGTGTTATTGATCATGCAGTCAATAAATTTATGTATTCGATCTGGCGACCATGATAACAACGGCCCAACGGCGTTTAAATAATCCCATTGATCTGTATATTCTATCAAGCGATCTAAACCACCGTTATCATCTGCCCATTCTTTAAGCTTCATTAATGCAGCTGTGTTAGAAACTGGCTCTGGTGGGTGTGGTTTGTTGTTTTCGTTTCCGTGGTCTTCTAACTCTTCCACCGTACACAGCCCAATAACGCCACCACAGATCAAGCGTAATGCGCGATTAACAGCGCGTGTTTCTGCCATTCGTTTATATGCGTTTAAAATAGGCCCATTGCATGTTTTAGGGCATGCGTCACCATGGCCGCTATAGCTTCCAGCCGCTGCGTTAGTGTTTTCCTTACATGGCCCAGCCACTTTAATGGTGGCCTTTGCTTCTGCTATGCGTTTGTCTCTGTCAATAAAGGTTATTTCTGTGTCAATGCTTACATTAACAAACAAACGGTGAACCAGATACAGTAAACCAGTTTGTAAAATAAATTCCTTTCCATGATAGGGCATTATGTGGCCGTTATCGCGTAACTCTTGCAGCCAGTTAATTTGTTTTGTTGTCATGTTTTCTCCTGTTGTCGTTTGCTGTTTGGGGCTTGTTTTCCCTAATCACTATATAGCTAATTAATCTTATCTAAGCCAACTTTTATTAAATATCTGGACACAGCGCCTTTAGTAGAGCCATAAAACTTAGCCAGCTTCTGGATCTCTGCATAATCATCATCTGGCAAAACAAACGATATCTGAGCTTTATTCTTTACGCCTCTATCTGGGCGGCCGCCTTTGCTGACTTTAGCGGGGTGTTTTATGACAGATCCACAGTTATCACAGTTTGTTTCTGTCCAGCCAAAATTATGGCGTTTAAAAATGTATCCACAATCTTTACAATTGATGGCCACCATTAAACGATGATGAGCCAGAATTTCTTTACCACAGTGCAAGCATTTTGCATTGCTTAAGTTTCCAATTATCGCGGTGCGCTTTCCGCAATTTCTACAGCGCGTGGTTTCTCTTTCCATTAGTCTATCATCCATTTCATAAAAGCCCCATTGTGTAGGGCGTGGGCAAAATCGTTAGGGCCATCTTCTTTTTTTAAAACCGTTAGTTTTTTTGGCTCTTGATATGTGTTTATTTCTCTGCGTTGTTTGGTTGTTTGGTTTTCTTCGATCTGCTTTTTTAGCTGTTCATTTTTTATTTTAAGCTTTTTAAGCTGCGCATTTCTTTGATAAACCTTCTGGCGTGCTTTATTTAATGCCATGATTAAATCTTGACACTGATAACAGCCTTTGGCCTTGGTCAGTTCGTTTAATGCGCCCAATAACTCTAAAGCATTTTCTTTTTTTAAAAAATCCACTATTAGCCTGTAGTTTTCGCGCTCTTCTTTGGTCATTTGGCCTCCTTATCCATTTGGATTATTTCCATTTTTTTAATTCGGCTTGGCATTAGAGCGATCAGATCCAATGTATCAGCGCGATATTTTGCCCATGTCTTTTGGCCGTTCATGTCGGTGATAATGACCACTTTTTCATGATTAGAAAAAAGGCTTATCTGCTTTTCTTCTGGTTTTTTCTTAGGCAGCTGGGCGGCGCTTTTTGCTTTAAGCTCTAAAACATTTGATTTAAACCGGGCTGCTTTTGGTTCTTCTTTTTCTGGTTTGTCGAAAAGGATATCTGTGATCCATTTGTAACGGTCAGAAGGTTTAACATTGTTTTTTCTTATTCTGTTGGCTGGAATAGTGAGCCAGAAAACATAGCGGCTTGATTTTGTGGCTGGATTGGTGGCAAATAAATGATTTTTATCCAATGCTTTTGTGGCAAAATCGGCCAAATCATAGTCAACCATGACATAAAGACAGAGCTTAACCAGGCTTTTGGTTATTTGGCGTGACTGTTTAGTATCGGCCAATCCTGTTGGGTTTAAACGGTTATGGGTAGCTCTTAAAATGCTGTTTATGCTGAAGGTTCTGTAGCGCGTGTTTCTGTATTGCCATTCTATGGTTTTTAATATTTCATTGGTGCAATAAATCAGCCTGTCTTTTTTGCTGCCAGCGTGCTTGGCATACTCCGCAAAAAAAGCCGCTATGTTTTCTTTGGTTTCGTGTTCTGGGTATTTTGGCATCTGTTGATCTCCTTATGTCGTTTGCTGTGGTGCTGTGATTTTATACCGCTTTTGGATCTCCAGTGGTATTGGGCCATTATTCAAATGGCTGTAGCCTTGACGATAATGGCGGCAGTAATAGCCCCAATGATCTGGGCTTTGCCATTCTTTTGGGAATGGTATAACGCTATAGATTGAAGGATACAGCGCGTATAGCATTGGCCAGCGGTTTAACCAGCCTTGCAAAAGCTCTACACTGTCACCCGATAGGCTGCTTTCTTCTGCTGTCGTTATTGGCTCTGGCTCTGGCTCTGGCTCTGGCTTTTGTTGGACTATCGGCGCTCGTTTTGGTCTGTTTGGGCGTTGGGTTCTTATGATCCAAGCTTGTAAACGGTTCTGCCAGTCTTCACGCCACCAAAACGCCTTTTTTGGGTTCTTCTGTAGGTATTGATCAACAGCGTTAAATTCATAGGCCAAATCCAAATCATTGGGATTTTGTAAACCGTCCATGTAGATTTTAAGGTCTTCACTACTTATTGAATTAAGATTATTATTATTTATTATATTATAAATATAATTATATATATATACAGAATTAGAATCTGTCATTTTCTCTCCTTTTGTGATTCGTTTGCTTTTTCGCTTGACGCGTAAAGTCTACATACTATGTAGATATAGACAAGTCAACAAAACAGCAAAAGAAAAGGAGTTATCATGACATTAAACGAGCTATGGCAAGACATTAAAGAAATAAATTGGGCAGAAATGGCGGCGCTGGTTTGCTTCATCTATGCCGCTATGCTAATCTAATGATGACATTTAAGGGCGGTGGCATCTGCTCCTTTTGTCGTTTGCTGGGGTGGCTCGGGTAGTCCGGGCCACCTATTCTTTTAAAACATTGGACGTGTTTATGGATTTGCAAAAGCTTACCAGCTTATCACGCTGGCGTTTGCCCATATTTGGTGGAAAAGTACATATCGAAGGCCGCATTTTATCAGTTTCTGAAGCAGAAACCAGCGGTTTAGCTTCTGGTTTATTGTTGGCGACTATGGCCAGCCCAGATATTTTGGCTAAAACGGCCGCCATGAAATCAGAAGAAGAAAAGACAGCGGCTATTATTCGCATGTCAAAAAATATAAGTACCGCCCAGATATCTAAACTTAATGAAGCCAATGATTTGATTATATGTAAAGTGATAAAAATGGCCAGCTTAGATGGGGGTGAAAACTGGGAAAAAATACAAATGGTCCCAGTAGAAGAACAGCAAGACCACACCCAAGGCCGTTTATGGGTTGGTATTTTACATGAAAAAGACAGAGATGCGATTTTAGATAAAGCCTTAGAAGGGCATAAGGAGGCCGTAACGAGAATCGCCTCCTTTCCAGGCTGATAAAGACTATCTAAACATGTTGGATATAGTGGCTTCCAATTATGGGGTTTTACCTTCACAGGTGGCCCAATTAGATTGGAAAGATTTAGCGGTTTGTGTTGCTGCTTTGCGTACCAGAAACGACAGACTAAACAAGCTGATTAAAAAAACCACGCGCAAAAAAACAACGATTTTTCCCACTTTAAATCTAAGTGATTTGATTAACAGTTTGTGAAAGCCTAATTTCTATGGCATTTGTATAATATAAAAAAAAGGGTTAATATGGCCAGGCCGTCTAAATTTGATAAAGAGAAATTGGATCTGATTTGCAAAGCGGTAGAAGTCGGCGCCACACGCAAACTGGCAGCCATGGCCGCTGGCATCGATGTTAGTACGCTGTACGCATGGCTCCAAAAAGGCAGGAATAGCACAGATCAAAACTGTCTTTTTAAAGAGTTTTCAGATCGAATAAAAAAGGCTGAAGGTTTTAGCGCTTTACGTGATCTGTCGATAATAACAGCTGCCTCAGAAACAGATTGGCGGGCGGCTGCTTGGCGATTAGAAAGGCGTCATGGTTATGTGGTTGGCCAATCGCACCAAATAGAAGCGCCGATAGAGGCCAATGAGTTAGATATAAAAACATTAATGGAAGAAATAAAAGAAAGTGATAAACTTATTTCCAAGCTGTCTGGGCCAGTGATCGATTTAGAGGAATAAAAATGCCAGAAAAAACATGGTTACAAAAAACCCCATTAACATCAAAAAAGTTTCTTTTTGCTTCAGCCGTTAATTTTATTTGGCTGCTGTTGATCGGGTTTGGCATTAGTCGCGAACTGAGCCCAGAAACGCTTAACGCTATGATCTATTCAGCCGCTTTAACTCAGAGTCTTTATCTGGGTGGCCAATCGGCTGTCGATGCGTTTGTTAGGGGTGCTTTTGCCAGATCAAGACCAGACCCAAAAGAATAAACCTGATTTGGTTAAGGCGTTAAAAAAACGCCAAGCTCTAATAAGCATAGCCAAAAAATATCCTTTGGCCGTTGCGCGTTTGTGGGTTCCGCATTGCTGCCGCTGGGATGGTAAAGGCGAAAACAGCCCACGCGCCAAGGGCTGTGGCCAGCCCATGGAAAGGTTAGGGCCAAACCGCTGGATATGTAGATCATGCCAAATAACTGAACAGCGAACCAGCCAGATAGAAGCCTTTCACAATTTAGATAAAATTAACTCTATTTTGTGCAGTGGCGGCAATAGGGCCGGAAAAACTCAATGTGGGGCCATGCTGGCAGTGGCCAAGGCGGCTGGATCAGATGAATGGTGGGTAAAAGAATGGCTAAAGCTTAACGATTTGCCACCCGATTTAATACAGCCCGGACCCACTACGGTTTGGGCGTCTGCGCTATCTTATTCTGATTCATTGGCATACGTCAGACCCAAAATAACCGAATATTTGCCCCATGATACCATTTTCAAAAACTGGCATGGCCCAGGCAGAAGCCAAGTTATTTTAAAAAATGGTGGGCGCATTGTTTCAATGTCTGCCGATTCTGGTCGCGAAAAATATCAAGGTGCTGGGGGTGGGCCGATACCGTTATCAATGGTCTGGCTGGATGAAGAACACAGAAACAGTATCCACCAAGAATGTTTAATGCGGCTGGTGGATTTTAA